ATCTAACCTCTAAAATGTTTGCCCACTATCGAGATAAACGCCTGACAGGTGAGATCTACTTCAGCGAGAAATGGAAGAAAGGAGCAAGCCCGGTCACCATTAACCTGGAGCAAAGCTATCTAAGTAGTGTTTTTAGCGAACTATCCCGCCTGGGCGAATGGTCGTATCCGAACCCACTGGAGAACATGCGAAAATTCACCATCGCAGAAAAAGAGATGGCATGGCTTACCCATGAGCAGATTGTTGAATTACTGGCTGATTGCAAACGTCAGGACCCAATTCTGGCACTGGTAGTTAAAATATGCTTAAGCACAGGCGCACGCTGGCGAGAAGCCGTAAATCTTACTCGTTCACAGGTGACCAAATACCGAATTACCTTTGTAAGAACGAAGGGGAAGAAAAACAGAAGCATCCCTATCAGTAAAGAGCTTTACGAAGAGATCATGGCGCTTGATGGGTTCAATTTCTTCACAGACTGCTATTTTCAATTTTTATCCGTGATGGAAAAAACGTCTATCGTGCTCCCTCGCGGTCAACTCACACACGTTCTGCGCCATACGTTTGCGGCGCACTTCATGATGTCGGGTGGAAACATTCTGGCCTTACAAAAAATTCTCGGACACCACGATATAAAAATGACTATGCGTTACGCACATCTGGCACCGGATCATCTGGAAACGGCGCTCCGTTTCAATCCTCTGGCAACGCTGCCAAGTGGCGACAAAGTGGCGGCAGCGGTTGGCATTACCCCGTAATAACCACCACTGACCACCAACCCAACTTATTGTTTTTACTATAACTTATTGTTTTCATTAACCCGTTTACATAAATGGGTTTTTTGTTGCCTGCGTTTAGCCATTCCGGGTGAAACGCCGCTTCAGCGCCCCTCTTCCTGCGCCCTCTCCCCCGCCAGCTGCCCGACCATCATGCGGATTGCCGCCTTCGACAGCGGCGCGCGGTCGGTGACAAAGTGCAAGGTCATCCCTTCAATAAAGGCGTCGAGACCGCGGGCGGTATCGGGGGCAAACCATTGTTCCAGCGTCTGCTGGCTGCGCCGCATCCAGTTCTGCATCACCGCCTTCAGCGCCGGCTGACTGCTGCAGAACGCGTACAGCTGGTACATCAGCTCCATATTGCGCGCCGTGGTCATCTGGGCGCTGAAGATCAGATCCGCGATGGCATCGCAGGCTTGTTCCCGGTTCGTTACCCCGACGAAGCCTTGCTGATACTGCGCCGACATCTCGGCGGTAAACAGGCTGAACGCCTCCTCAATTAACGCCTCAATGCCGCTGAAATAGTAGGTCAGCGATCCCAGCGGCACATTCGCGCAGGTGGCGATTTTACGGTGCGTCACCGCATGGATGCCGTGCGCCGCGATGGTATCCAGCGTCGCCTGCAGGATGCGCTCGCGGCGCTGCGGATCGTTTGGTCTACGGGCCATGATTTTCCTCTTCCGGTTTATGTACAAATGTACACTTACTTGCTACTGTTGTCTTCACTCTTCTCCTTTAAGGCGTTTACGGATGACGACGCAATCCTCGCGCAGAGCGCTGCAGCTTCGGCTATGGGCGCTGTTTATGTTCTTTTTCATCCCCGGCTTGTTAATGGCCTCCTGGGCCACCCGCACGCCGGCGATCCGCGATCTGTTGGCGCTATCCACCGCAGAGATGGGCGTGGTGCTGTTTGGTCTGTCGGTGGGGTCGATGAGCGGTATTCTCTGCTCGGCGTGGCTGGTGAAGCGCTTTGGTACGCGCAAGGTCATCCGCACCACCA